TATTCAGAAAAGTCATCAATAAATTCTGGTAACAGATTAAATTCTGAAGCTATTTCTTTAGCTTTATCAATGCAATGTTCATTGAATTGATCAGAAATATATAAATCATCATCTTGATTCATAATCTGATCTGGTAATGGGTTGTCAATCATTTTCAATGTCCTTTTTTAGTGAAAGTTCAAGGTTTATTGCCTTTAAATAAATATTCATGCTTTCTAAATCTTCATCACATAATTGATCTACTATTTCATCTATTGTGTGAGTTACTACCTCATTTACTGGGTGATCTTCATCTGGATGCATTTGCTGTATCTTTTGTAAAAACAAAATAATGTTAGCTAGCATATTGAATGAGAATTTAAAATTAAATTCTTTTTTTTCAAGTTCTTCAAAGTTCATAGTTTTCGTTAGCGAATTTTCGTGTATGTTATTTTTTAATAAAATATTTGAGTCTATCTTCATATTTTTCAATATTGGCTAGAGTTTCAACATCTTCATTATCTTCATAATCATCACAATATCTATCGTATTGTTCCATATTACGATTAAACATTCTTTCTAAAAGATCCTGTTTAACTTGATATTCAGATACTATTTCAAGCCTTCGATCTTCTTCCCAGCTGACAATATCAGGATCATTGATAACCTCATCATACCAACCATAAAAAGTTGATTTGTGAACATCATCAAATTCTCTCATACATCTTTTAACTACTTGATTCCTATTGAGTTTTTTAACTCGAATAAGTTCTTTCATCCTTTCTCTACAGGATTCTTTATTAGGATTTTCTTTTACCATTTAAGCAATCCTGTAACCTTCAGTTTGTAGTTGTATCGACCAATCTTTTATAGAGTTCCAGGATAAAGTAACTTCTTCGCCTAGAATACTTTCAGGATCATTTTCTTTAGTCATAACAACAAGAATTTCATGAATATTTTCAATATTCACTTCCCAATGTGAAATACGATATTCAACTCCATTAGGATTAGTAACAATTGCATGATTTAAAGTTTCAAGTCTAATTGCTGAACATTTTTCTAATTTCATTAGTTTTCATCCTCATCGGGGCAGGTTTCTTCAATCATTACAAGCTTTTTAAATCCCTCTATATCATCGACATAAGGATTTTCATTACTTATTTTTTCAATCCTTTTCATTGCGTGTTGTCTGTAACTATGGTGTTCTGACGCTAAATGATTGATTAAATTAATAATCGTTACCTGATATTCAGGCATTAATTCTCCTAATCGATGTTGCATGACGATTAAATGACTTTGTGTCTCTCTCATGATTAATTAAATGATATAAGGTTATGCATTCATGATATCATAGAATTAGTATACTAACAAAAGATTCATGAGCAGTATTAAAAGATTTATCGAAGATCACAACATATCTTCAAGCGATGAATTTAAACAGCATCTAACCAGGATAAATAAATCTAAATTAGATAATAAAAATTTAGATATCCTGATTAACTTACTTTTGATTAATTACTTAAGATCTAAGCATTAATTATTTTCAAAAATATTTAACTGTTTATAATCTAAAATTGAAATATAATATAATTTTTTTAATATTTTGGTTACTTTTTCTTCTTCAGTAATAGCTTTTAAACTATCACTTAAAACACTATGAATTAAGCTATATTCTTCAAAATTTAAATAATTTTCATTATCTTCTTTTTTTATATCTTTAATTGTATTTTCTTTTTCTATACTATCTATAATTAACTGTCTTAACATATGTGATCTATTAACCATGTTAAAACGTTTTTTACATTGTTTATCTATGTATTTTATTTGATCACTTGTTAAAGTTATTTTAACTTGGTCTGTATGCTCAAGTGTACTTAATCTTTTTTTATTCATGGTTAAACCTCTACTAATTGTTTTTTATTACGTTTAATAAGTTTTAAAGCTTCTCCAGCTTCACTTCCTTTTTCTTGCATCCCATGTAAAAGAAGTGCAAAAGGTTTATTTTCAAAACATAAGCTATCATCTTTATCTATTTTTAAATTAAGTTTCTTTGCTTCAGCTTCACTAAATACAACTTTACTATATTTACTAAAGTATCTTTGATCAATCAAGTGATCAAATTTTGATCCGTAGCTGGCTACCATATAAAAATTATCTGGTAGAAATACTGTCATAAATAAATCTAAGCTTTTACTATAACAATAAAATTTTATATCTTTATTTAATCGAGCTACATTTATAAAAGCTTTTAAGTAAATGATATTAAAGAAATCTCCTGACTCATGTATGCGAAATTTATTTATATTCTTTTATTAGCTTTTATTGATTCATTAATTAAATTAGTTAACCCGTTAATATCTTTTTTTACTACATAACTATTAATTAAATTATAGTTATATCTCCTACTTTTAAATACGTTAGGGTAACGTAATTCTTCACTAGCAGCAAAGCAAGTGAACATACTTTCAGGACCTCTATTTAATACTCTTTTATCATTCTTAACTGTTACCCAGGCTTTGCAATTATTGCTACCTGGGCAAGTTATACCAGCTGATATCGATAATATCAAAGTATCTTTAGATAATTTTGCATTACCTTTACTTAATTTTAATAGATTCATTTTTTATAATCTCCTAAACTAACTTATTTTTTTTAACATCGATAACTGCTAGTTTTTTATCATCATCGTATCTAACATTTAAATATTCTATATTCATACTTGAAACATCATCTTTATTAAATAATCTTCCATTATCTGGAGAAACAAAATTCATATTATAAAAGTCTTTTTTACTTTCATAATATTCAAATATCTGTTTTTTATTTTTTAAAACAGAATGTTGAGCTGGGATGCAAGTTACATTAATCATTTTTTTAATTAAATAAGTTTAAAGTTTTAAAAGAAGTTTTTACACTTCTATTATGTATTTTAACATATATTTGATATATGTTAATGTCATTTATTATTAAATATCTCCTACATTCTGTAATCTTAAAATCTCTCTTAATACCTCATCACATAATCTAATCTTTTTCTCATTTTCGCACTTTAACTCTTCGCTAATATCATTCTCATGATATTGATTCTCATTGTATCTAATCATCCTTTCTTGACTAACTAAGTCTTCCAGGTATCCTAATAATTCAGGTTTCATTGTTTTTAATTAAATTAATAAAGTTAATAAGAAACTATAAAATAGTTTCATAAAAGGATATAACTAATATCCCTTTAAGAAAATATTTTTATTTTTTATAAATAAAATTAAAAAGTTTTTTAAATGCTATTGGATCTCCATAATATAAATTTCCATAAAAAACAGAATATTTAAAAGGATCATCTAATAATTTAAAAATTTCATTTACTCTTATTTGTAATTGTTCAATCTCCAGCTCTGATAATCTGTCTTTAAATATTTCTATAGTTGGCGTATCAAAATGATAATCTAAATCATTTATAACTAAATCTTTTATAAAGTGTTTAGCTTTTTCAGGTGTTGTTAGTTTTTTATTAAATTTCATTTATTCCCCAACATAAACAGAAACTACCGAAATCATAATATTCTTTATTATCTCTAATTACTTTATTTATTTTTTTATCACAGAATTCAATTATTTCTTCAATCATTTCTTCTGTATTAGTTTCTTCATTAGTATAATATTCAACTATTTTATTAAACTCTTCTTCTTCAAATTTTGGACACTTCCAACCGTTCCAACTTTCCTTAATATCATAATATCCTTTAAATTTAGGACTATCAGAATCTAACTTATTTCCACAAGGTAAATAAAAATATGCTTGTTTCATTGTTTTAATTCTCCCTTTCTTCTAAAGTTTCTTTTATTCCTTTTAATCCAAGTTCGCTATCTTCTAATAATTGTACATATTCGTTTATTATCTCCCACATATAATTTTTATCATTTGAACAATGCAACATAATTTTATTTGCTATATTATTTACTTCACTACTCCACCCATTATATAAATTAAATAATTCTCCATTACACCAATCATATAAAATTTTTTCCAATTCTTCTAATTCTTCTTTTTTATATTCATAATCACTTCTATCTAAAGTAACAAAATAATTTCCATTATTTAAAATTTCTAAATATCCTCCATTGCTATAAATTCTTATTTTTTCGGTTTCTTCTCTTAAATCACATATTCCCCAATTATCCAACATAACTTGATTATTTCTATTAATCTCAAAATAATCTTTTTTCCAATCGTTATAAAAAACAAATTTCTTTTTATTTGTTTTTAAAGTTTCTGTAAAATTGTTCATTGTTTTAATTAAATAAAGTTTGATAATAAAACTATTTATAAAAATAGTTTTTTAAAACTATCTACAATTAGATAGCTTTAAGAAAATATTTTTATAGTAAATAATCTCTATCAATAGAATCTTTTAATTCTTCCAATTGAGATTGTGGTAAAAATTGAATAATTGATTTAATGATTTGATCATTATTAAATTTTGTTTTTAATAAATCAATATCATTTAAAATTTCAATTCTTAATTCTTGAGTAGTCATAATTTTTTAAAATAGTTTTGTGTCTTGTAAATGGATAACTCTATTTTTTATTTCTAATTGTTCTTGTAAACTTTTTATTAAAAGATTCTTTTCATTAATTAATTTTTTTTGATCATTAATTAATTCTTCTTGATCTTTTATTTTGCTATGTAAAATATTTATCATTTTTTAAATCTCCTTTAATAATGTTTGAATGATTGTTTCTTTTTCTAATTGTTTACACGCTAAACTTTTACGATTAACTTCACAGTCAATCTTCGTTGACTTATCCAAACTTGAACTGAATCCAAAGTAAAAAATAAATCCTACTGTTAGATATAAAAATAAGTTTTTAATCATTTTTTTTATTCTCCTTTTTACTTTGCTTTACACTTTTAATAAAAGCTTCCTTAATCTCTTTTTCACTTGTTTTAGTTAAATCTAACTCAATAGATTCTCCTTCTCCAAAGGTTTCAAAAATAATACTTGGCATTGGTTTAATTAAATAATTTTAGTGTGTTTAGCTTTATTAACTCTGTGAGAGTGTTTAAGCTTAGATAAGTATATTTAACTTAGATAGATAAATATAGTTATTAGAGAGGATTTAAAGACTAGTAAAGTATTTATATCCTTACATAATATTATATCAAAAATATATAAATATGTACATGAATATTTAAAATATTTTTATTATTTTTTTTAAACTTATGGGGGGAGTATTTTAAATTTTTTTTGGCCTGGAGCGTGCGTGGGTAACCTAAATATATTCTGGTTAACTTTTTGGTTCTATGCGGATAGCAAGTTCTGGAGCTTGGATATTTACTGTTTCGACAGATTCGCCTACTACTTTACCTAGGCTGTCTAGGATTTGTGCGGCTGTTTGAAGCTGACCTTTTGAGATTGCTTTGTTGAATAATCTCATACGCATAGCTTGAAGTCTGGGAATCATTTTATCTCTTTCTTTAAGCCAATCTTCATCATTCCATTCTTTAACTTTTTTCCAATCAGCCCAGCCTGTTACTAAGGAGACTCCTTCTTTTTGAGAATGTTCTATTACTAATTGGCGAGTTGTTTTACCTTCAAGTTGTTTTGAGTATAGTCTTTGACAACGAGCTTCTATAACTGCTCTTGAGTTAGAGCCTCCTGAGTATTTTTGAACTCTGGGTTTACGTTGAGGAGCTGGAAGATCGTTATTAAAGTTATTTATGAAAGAGGAAGAAGCCACAGACTTACTTGCGAGGTGTATTTACTGAAATAATAACCTAAAAGTAAAGGAATAGGCTATAAATAGGGGGTATTAGTTGAAATTTCTGTTATTTTTATGAATATGGCAGTAAAAAATGCGAATGATATAAGTTTAAGGTATGCACAGGGGGAGGTATTCAATAGTGAGAAAAGATTTAGAGTGCTGGTTGCTGGAAGAAGGTTTGGTAAGAGTTATTTATCCTGTATCGAATTGCTCAGAGGAGCTATCAATCGACCTGGCGAGGTTTATTTCTATTGTGCTCCTACTTATAGGATGGCAAAGGATATTGCGTGGAAGGAACTGAAGAAGTTAGTGCCTAAAGTGTGGGTGCAAAGTAAGAATGAGACTGATCTGAGGTTGGATTTGATAAATGGATCGAGTATTGAGTTAAAGGGAACTGAAAATGCAATGGCATTGAGGGGTAGAAGTTTAGCTGGTGTTGTTTTGGATGAGGCAGCATTTATGGATCGAGATGTATGGGCTGAAGTTATTAGACCTGCATTAGCTGATAAACAGGGTTGGGCTTTATTTATTAGTACTCCTGATGGTACTGCGAGTTGGTTTTATGATATGTGGTGTTTTTGTGGTGAAAGGGAGTGGGATGATTGGCAGAGATGGAGTTTTACTACTGTTCAAGGGGGTAATGTTAAGGCAGAGGAAGTTGAAGCAGCTAGAGGGCAGTTAGATGCAAGAACATTTAGACAGGAGTTTGAAGCTAGTTTTGAGAATCTTACTGGATTAGTTGCTGTTAGTTTTGGTGATGACAATATTGATAAGACTGTGGAAGATTTACATATGCTTCCTTTGTTAATTGGGCTTGATTTTAACGTAGATCCTATGGCGGGGGTCTGTGCTGTTAAACACGATAATACACTATATGTCTTTGATGAGATTATGCTGACAGGAGGTGCTACAACTTGGGATTTTGCAGAGGAGGTTACGAGAAGATACGGGATAGATCGAAGAATTATTGCCTGTCCTGACCCTACGGGTAGTGCTAGAAAAACAAGTGGGATTGGTGTTACTGATCATACGATACTGAGAAGGAATGGTTTTACTGTTATGAGTCCAAAAGCACCCTGGAAGATAAGAGATAAGATCACTGCTGTTAATACTGCGTTATTTGATGCTAATGGTACAAGAAGAACACTGATACACCCTAGATGTAAAGAATTGATAAAAGCACTTAGAACTTTAACTTATGCACCAAACACAGGATTACCTAATAAAAACTTGGGAGTTGATCATGCTTTTGATGCTTTCGGGTATTTATGTCTTCAGCAGTTTAATTTGGCAAAACCAGAGACACTAGGTCAAACTTCGTTTAGAATATACTAAGAACTACCTAATTCTTACTATGCCTTACCATACTGGGATGAAAAAGAAGAAGAAAAAGAAAAAGGGAGGTAAGAAACGTGGCGAATGTTCCTGTAAATAAAGCTTTATATTCAAGAGTAAAATCAGAAGCTAAACGTAAGTTTGCTGTTTATCCTTCTGCCTACGCTAATGCGTGGCTTGTACGAGAGTACAAAAAACGTGGTGGTACTTATCGAGTGGAGAAAAAACGTGGCAAAAAGTAAGCCAAATCCTAGAGCAAAGGGTGGTTTAACTCGTTGGTTTGAAGAGAATTGGATAGATGTTAAAACTGGTAAACCTTGTGGTCGCTCAAAAGGCGAAAAACGAGGTTATCCTGCCTGTAGACCTAGTAAGCGTGTATCAAGTAAGACACCTAAGACAGTAGGGGAGATGACAAAAAGTGAGAAAGAAAGGTTTAAACGTGAAAAAACTGGTAAAAAGAAGATAACCTATCAACATAGGCGAAAAACTACTAAAAAAAAGAAATGACCGAAGTTACTGAAGAAATGCTCGACATTATTGAAGCAGTGAAAGGAAAACGTAATCCTGCTTTATGGGACCCTAGATGTGAACAATATCAAAGAAAACTGTCAGAAGGTACTGTAAAAAAGTCAACTACAAGTTAAACTATCTATAAATACTCTTTTTTCTTTGGATCATGGCATTTTTTCGTGGAGAAGAAGGTTCTGTTAAATTTAAGAATTCTTCTGGTACAACTGAAACAGTAGTTTCAACTACAGGCTGGACATTAGATACAACAAAAGACACTCTTGATGTAACTGCTCATGGAGCAACATCTAGAAGTTTTGTTGGTGGATTAATTTCTGGATCTGGTACTATTGACTTTCTTTATACAGCAGCAGATGGTAATGAAACAGCAAATCTTGTTGATGATGTTTTAGTAGCTGAAGATGCTGGTGATGCTGTTTTTGAATTATTTTTGGACACATCTGGTACTAAAAAAGTAAGTTTTAGTGGTTTAGTTACAGGAACAACTTTATCTGCACAAACAGGTGATCTTGAAACTGTCAGTGTAAGTTTCATAACATCTGGTGCTATCACCAACGCTATCTAATGCCTAAAAAATCTTATTCAGCCAACCAACGTAAATTAGCTGCTGTTGCTCCACCACGGGATAAGATTACTGGTGCTGATTTTAAAAAGCTAAATGCTAAAAAGAAAAAAAGGAAAAAGAAGTGAAACTCACTACTCGCCAAAAAAATAAACTCGAATTACATTCTGAGCACCATACTGCAAAGCATATGGAGTTTATGAAAAGGCGAATGAGAGCAGGAGATACTTTTACCCAAGCCCATAAAAAGGCACAGGCAAAGGTGGGAAGATGAGAAAACGTAAAGGTGTTAGCTTATCTGTAGGTAGAGGAGAAAAATCTAAGTCAGGTGGTCTTACTGCAAAAGGTCGTGCGAAATACAATCGTGTTACTGGTAGTAATTTAAAAGCTCCTGTTACTAAAAAATCAGGCCTTACTGAGTCAGAGAAAAAAAGAAGAAAGAGTTTCTGTGACAGAATGGAAGGCATGAAAAGAAAAATGACTAATATTAAGAAAAAGAATGATCCTAATAGCAGAATAAACTTAGCTCTTAAAAAGTGGAGGTGTTAACTAATGACTTATTCAATTCCAGGAGACATTAGAACAAAAATACAGACCTCTACATCTGTTGGTGGTATAGATAGTCCTTTTACTAAAACCAGAGCAGTTTTAGACATGATGAAAGGTTGGGAAGTAATGAAAGCTGTTAGTGAAGGTACTGAATATTTAAGAGAAAATAGTGAGGCTTTTCTACCATTAGAACCAAGAGAAGATTACACAGCTTACATGGCAAGAGTAAATCGTGCTGTATTCTCTCCTTTTACACAAAGATTGATAAGAGCAGCTACAGGTTTAGTTCTTAGAAAACCTATTGCTTTATCTGGAGATCCTTATTGGACAGAAATGTTTAAAATGGATGTTGATGGTTGTAAATCAGATTTAGATGAATATGCAAGAAGAATATTGATGTGTTCTCTTACTTATGGTCAAAGTCATATTCTTGTTGATTATCCTGCACCTTCAGGTGCATTAAGTCTTGCAGAAGAAAGAATGCAGAATCGTAGACCTTATTGGATAGAAGTAGATCCTAATAATTTATTTGGTTATAGATTAGATAGAGAATCTAATTATGGAAACTTAGTACAGGTAAGAATTGGAGAAAAAGCTGTATTACCTGATGGTGATTTTGGAGAGAAAGTATTTGATCAAGTAAGAGTTATAGAACCAGGTAGGTACAGAGTTTTTCGTAAAAGTGATCAAATTGATGCGATGTATGACGTTGATGATAATTCTTATGCTGGAGAGTTTGAAACTGGTACTACAGGAGATGATTATAAATTAGCTGAATCAGGTAGTTTTTCTCTCGGTGAAATACCTCTTGTTACTATTTATTCTGGTAAAACAGATAATTTAACAAGCAAACCACCTTTATTGGATATTGCTTACTTAAATCTTGCACATTTTCAAAGACAGGCTGATCTTATTCATAGTTTGCACGTTGCATCTCAACCAATGCTTGTGATGGAAGGATATGACGATCAGACAAAAGATTTAGCTATTTCTGTTAATTATGCAATGGCAACTCAGCCTGGAAATAAAGTTTATTATGTTGAACCTGCTTCCAGTGCATTTGAAGCTCAATCATCAGAAATAAAAGAATTACAGATGCAAATGGCTACCTTGGGGATAAGTACTTTGAGTCAACAGAAATTTGTAGCTGAAAGTGCTGATGCTAGAAGATTGGATCGTGTTGATACAAACTCTATGCTTGCTATGGTTTCTATGGAATTAGAACAAAAGTTACAAAAAGCATTTAATTTATCTGCACAGTATGTAGGAATAGAACCACCAGAAGTAAAGATTAGTAGAGATTTTGATATTGAAAGATTAATAGGACAGGATATTACAGCATTAACATCTCTGTTTGATCAACAAGTTATTGATAGAGAAGAGTTCAGAGATATTCTAGTACAGGGAGAAGTGTTACCTAGTGCCAATGAGACAGAATCAAGTTAGTATACTACTATAGAAATAAATTTATTGATTTCATGGCTAAATCCCTAGATCGGGTATTACAAGCTGATGGTTCTTACAAGTGGGAACTTGTAGAACCTACACATGAGCAGAAAATGGGAGATGATCCTGTTACTGCTTGTCCAGCTCCTGAACCAGTTGTAGAACCTGTAAAGAAAGAAGCATTAGAAGTACAAAAGGAAACTATTGCTGACTTTGAAAAAATGACTAAAGCCCAACTTGAAACTTATGGTCGTACCATTGGTCTTGAATTGGATAAAAGACATAACAAGGCACAATTAATTGCCGAACTTAAAAAATTTACTTCAGCTAACTAATTATGATCGAAGAACAAGTAATTCAGTCTGAGTCTGTGACTTCTACTGAACAGCCTGTGGCTGAAACTGCTTCACAACCAACACAACCACAAGCTCCTAA